GTGACTGAGCCATCTTTACCGATAATTAAAGTTTTGGTGGTTTCGAATAAGTCGCCATTCAGCGTGGCTGCTTGTGACCCCTTGGGGATAATGGTCTCGGCAATCCCAGTGAATTTCACCTGCGATAAAAAGGAGTGGGTCGCATCAAAACGCTGCCCGCCCATTAAGGCCCATATTGCATCAAGGAAAATACCACCGGCTAAATCGGGGTTAATTTGATTGGCCAACTCTGCATTATTGCGCACAACGGCGTCCCGATTTTCGACCTCCATGGTGATCAATGCGCCTTGCGGGGTTTCGGGATTAACATCTAAATACTGACCAAACACACTTTTATATTCGCTTTCGACATCATCACGTAAGGTGCGGGCATCCGGCACAATTACACCCTGTGACGTAATATATTGATAATCAGCCATTAAGCGTTATCTCCCCATAAATGGTTTGGATCACCGCGGTATAGTTCAGCGAGTTATCCGCAATTAATGCCGAAAATGACACCACCGATATCACATCATCCAGCTCACGCAGCCGGTCACGAAACGCCGCTTCAAATAACGGAATGTCCGCCTGTCGCCCAAAGGTGGTTTTCCAGTAGGGGATCCCCATGTCGAGCTTATGCAGCATTTCACCGCGGAGTGCTTTCACATAGTGTTCGCAACGATTTTTTGATGCCCGTTCACCACTCACAATCGACAAGTTTCCGTCATTGCCAAGATGGATGTCGTTATTGCTGTCGACATTAAATGTTTTCATACGGGGACTCCTGAATTGCTATTACCACTTTGAATACCGCTGTGTTTATGTGTTGAGCCGATATCTTTACCGTTGTGTTTCATCGTGCCCCCATTTGAGTCGCTGTTACCGTTTACGGCCTGATTGCCATTCACCGTGACATTGCCGTTAAACGTGGTTTCGGGCACATTGACTTCAAAAACAGGTGAATCTAAAACCGCTTTACCCTCGTGTAATGACAAACACACGGAGCCATCCATGGACTGGATCACCAAGGCATCGGCGTTTTTACCATCAATTAGCCAGCCTTTAAGTGTGTCAGGAAAGAACATGGCATCGCTAAAGGTATGTAACCGTGCTGTATTGGGTTCATCTTCTAAACCGCCACGTTGAAAAACCAAGCTGATATCTCGGTCATTGGCTTTTAACCAACCGAAATCACCCGCCTTGATCGGCATACGGATAAAAAAGCCACCGCCACCAAAACGAAAAACGGGGATATTCGGAACCGCTGCTCGTCCTACTTTTTGCCCTAGTGTCGACACCATCATGATGAGTGGCTTAATAACCGCGCGGTTAGTTTGGTCGTCATAGCTCACTACTGTCGCTGGGAGCATGTCGTCAATATTCATCAATAGGCTACGAAACGCAGCCATAAACTGCCCTGCCAAGCTGCCTTCGCTAGCAATATCATTATTGGGTTGGTTCATGGTTTACACTCGTTTGCAGGTCGCTTGGTAAAAGAAAGGATCGTCGTGAGAGGCAATATCGAACTTAAGTTGCTCAATAATATAATCACCATTTAAGGCAGGATTAAACTGACTTTCAAGGCGTAACATGCCGCCCAATGACGACTCACTATCAATTAAATAAGTGACATCGACGCCTTTTTCAGTGGCTTTAGGAATACCGACCATGCCCGATTTTTGATTAAGAATACGCAAACGGCCACTTAACGCTTTGTCCTGGTCTTTCACATACAGCATGTCATCGTCAATAAACGCCTTCACATTGCCCGCATCTTGCAGCCGTTCCACTTGCTTGAGTGCCGGCCCACAAAAGTACCAATTAGCAATATTTTTATCGGTGGCTTGAAAGTCCAATTTAACCCCGCAATCCTGCGCTATGTTCTTAGCCAGCTCGCTCATTTTGCTTATGGCACTACCCGATGAAGAAACAATATCACGAGCCGTTGTATTGTTGGTTTTCGCTTTTAAGGTCAGTGTCACATCCGGCGGTGAGGCGATTTCTGCGCTAACAATATCCCCCACATAAATGCGAAATACCCCCGTACTGGCACGTCCCGCTTCGACAATTAAACGGTGCGGTTTCTTCGCTTGGGTATAAGGGCTAGTTTCGGTCAGCAACATATTGCGTGTTGTCGCATTGAGGCCATCGATATTGACCGTGCATTCATTCTGCAGGGGATTGGCATATTTAGTGCCATTGGCTCGAATTCGCAGCCCCTCATACCATTGCAGCCGACCATTAACTTCAATCCCTAATCGTATGCGGCGTAAATCAATCATCTTCACCCCACCAAATAAGACTGTGCGATTGACTAAATTGCTCCCACCACGGTGATTCATCATTTTCAGTGATAAAGGCAAAATTGCCATTACCCAATAAATAACGATAAGGGATCAGCGGTTGATTGGGCATTATGCGGAGCCCTTGGAGCAAAGTGATATCATTGCGTTTGACGTCACAACACATTGTTGCTCGCGCCACTTTGACTGTCAGTTCCCACTCGTCACCGCCAAGGCTCACGCGCAAACGTTGATTAGGCACGGCATTTAAAGGGATCTCTTGCATGGATTACCACCCTAACGTAAATTCACCGTCAGCAATTTTGGTTGCTGCCGACTTTTTCTTTTTGTCCGGTACCGTGGACGTTTGCACTTTCCCGCGATTCACCGTGCTCGATTGCTCTTTTTTAGCCACCTTACGGGGCGGCAGGTCGCCATATTCGGGCTCAACCGTTCGCCACTCACTAAAGCGCAGCGAGAGTTTAATCGCATCTGCCATCTCAGGAATTTCATCGTGATAGAGATTCACTAACAGCATCGGTTGGTAGGTTTTCACCCGCGTTTGGATACCCACTAACTGATGTTTATCGTAGGCTTGCTGTAGGGTTTCAAAGGCGCTTTTCATTTCGCCAGCTAAAATTAAATCCATACCAATTTCAACGGGCTGAACCACCACATGGTCACTGCGTGTTTCCCCTGATTCAACGGTAAACTGAGTGGCCTTGTGCTCGTCACGGACGTTAATTTGAATCGGATTGGCCGTTTCAAATAACGTCGAAAAGTTATCGACATTGAAGATTTTCACCTCGGTGATCATTTGCTTACCCCCGAACTGGTTTGATGGGCTAAATCTTGTAGCTGGGATTGCAACGCATCTTTCGTGCCACTCGCCATGCCTTGCGCGTCCGTCGCTTGAGTTTCCACTTTGATTTCCCCTATGGATAGATTGGTTTCATTAGTTGTACTGGATTGATTGCTAATAGCTTGGCTCGTCATCGGGTTGATTGGATTGGTCGACATACTGTTAATTTGTTGGCTCAGCCCTTTTACTAACAACGCAGTATCTTCTTCAGATAACTGAGGCTGTTCGGGGATTTGGTGCTCTATCGTGCCGTCGGTCGTGACTTTGCGTTCAACCGTTTGAGTCATTTGTGCATCCTCAAAACCAAACCACCCTTTGACAGTGTTCCAGCCATTTTTAATGGCGTCTAAGCCGTCATTAATCCAACCTAAATACTGTTTGATTTGCGCCCATAACCACTTAAAAATCCCTACAACGGCATCAGAAGCCACCGTAAAGACGCCTTCAAATTGCTTGCCCCAACCCGCTAAATCGCGAATAAAGCCCGTGAGCCATGCCCAGAACTGCTTGCCACCATCAACAATAAAGTTAAAAGCTGACACTGCCACATCGGCGACAACTTGAGACAAAGCAATGACAAAATCAAAGAAGGCTTTAAACGCTTCCCACAACGCAATAATGACGGCTTTAAGTTCGGGGTATTCATCCAAAATACGCCCTATCATCGAATCATTGCCGTCAATAAAGTTCATGATATCGTCATAGACTAAGGCAAACGCCGCAGCCAACAAGGCGATAACCGCAACAATCGCTAAGATGGGCCATGTTGCGGCTAACGTAGCCGCTGCCGCCGATAACATGGCAGGCACATAAAACACCGCAATAGCCGAACCTATCGCAATAAAGAACCCCACAATGAGCGATTTGTTTTCTTTGCAAAAGCTCACAAAGCGGTTAACCCACTCTAACCCTTTGGTTAAAATAGGAATAACCATTTCTAAGAAGCTGTTTTTCAGTAAGCCTGATGATTGCTTAAAGCCTTGCATGGCTTTGTTGAATTTGATGGATTGTTCAATACTCTCTTTGTTGATGCCTGAGTATTCTTTTTGAATGCCCATCATGCGCTCGAGTTCTTTGCGGCCTTTCATCATCAGCTCGACGGTTTTATCATCCGTCACGCCCAGTCCCGCAAGCGTTGCCTTGGCTTTGTCGAACTTCATGCCCTGCACTTTATCTGCAGTCTGAAGCACTTTTTCCATGGTGTTTTTCGCAAAACCAAACGATTTGGCCATCGCGGATAAATCCGCTTGCGCCGCATCACGCGTACCGCCCAGTTCAGCCATTGAACCCGCGAAAGCGTCCACATCGGCAGTCGCTACATTGATTTTTTTACCCAGTTTGTCGAGGGTTTCAATATCAGCTGAACGTGAAATTGACTCCCCCACTAAGGCAGTCGCCCCCATCAATAAGCCAACCGCCCCCAATGCCTTTTTGGCAAACGACATGACCGTATTACCAGCTTGCTGGTATTTGGTTTCGGTATTCTCAAGGGCTTTTTGCACCGATTGCTGTGCTTTGATTTCACTGGTCGCCGCTTCAATTCCCTTCACTTTCATGGTATCCACAAGGCGAATTAACTCGCTGTAATTACCTTGCAGTGCCTGAATAATGGCGTTGGACAGTTGCTTCGCGGTGATACCTTGGTGTTCGGCTAACGTGAGGTCGGTGACACCTTGATTAAGTTGAATGACGTCTTGCTGTAGTGCCTGGTAGTTTGCATCGAGCTCACCCAAAACAACCTGAGTGGATTGCATGCCTGCATCAGATATTGAGCGCTGTGCCTCAAGGTTAGCCATCGAATCTGTTACTGTCTCTAATTGTGTTTTAACCGAGCCAGTTTGGGCAATAACCTCATCTGCATTAGTGACAAAATCAATCGAATGTTCAACCGATAAGCCTTGCACCGATTGGCGTAAGTCTGCCATCACACGTTCAATTTCTTCGGCACCATCGGCAGTGGTAGTCGGGATTTTTTGCAGCTCGTTAATATACTCACTGACCAAGCCTTTTACCTGTTCTAATGCGGTTTTTTGGTCACCCACAGATAACGAGCCGAGGTCATTTTTTAATTGGGTGATATCAGATTGCAGTGATTGCCCCCACTCCCCTAGCGCATCCCCTGCGGAAACCCAAGCAGCGTCTGCATTTTGCCGTTGCTCATCCAATGCGCTTAATGATGAGCTCACCGCATCTAACCGAGCCACGATTTGGCTTGTCTCAGCACTGACCTCGCTGGCATTGGTAGTGAACTGAATGACATGTTCGGTCGACAATCCCTGCAGTGATTGCCAAAGTTCCGTCATGACACTCCCGATGGTCAGTGAACTTTGCTGCGCCGCTTGTTGGGTTTGTTTCATGCCATCAATAATGTCATCGGTCGAACGTTGCACCTTTTTAAATGCCCCATCCGCTTGCCTTGTATCAAACTCAAAGACCTGCACAAAGGTATCCATTAATGACATTAGCGATCCTTTGAAGCCGCAAGGGCTTCGTTATAACGGTTAGTAATGGCAATTTCCCACAGGTCCATTGCTTCTTCTAAATCTATTGAGGTTTTGAGTTCGGTGAAGGTGGCGAGGCGTTCGCTGACGATGACGGCAAAGAAGCCATCAGCGTTTTTATAATCGACGGGAGTGAACCGCTTACCTTGCTGAGCAGGAAGTGGAGGAAGCCTGAGTTCCCGTCGCCCCCGAAAAAACTGGTGTTGTACTTCAACATTTCCAACTCTAAGCGGATCAACGATTCGCCATCGGGGACGTGGTTATCAATTAAGGTTTGTGTTTTTAGGGGAACTTCGTCACCATCAACAACCACGCAGACATAGGCCATCATTTTCAGCATGGCCTCTTTACTCACTTCGTAGTCACCGATTTTCGGGGCATTGGATAAAGGGTATTTGGCTAGGATTTCACGCCCGACTGTGGCGGGTAGGCGACTAATAATGAATAGTTTTTCAACGCCATCAACGTCTTTGATAGCCACTTCTTTAGGTTTAATCAACATGGTAAACACCAATAAAAAAGGCGGGAGCCCCGCCAGAAATTGAAATAAATTAACGGACGCGCGTACTATCAAAATCCTGAAACACAAAGGTATAGGCTTTGGATTTCAAACGCCCTGCAGAGGCGGCAGAGTTGCCACGACTACCATTGGTGATTTTGCCATTGCGCGCCGTGACCGTTGAGCCATCGCCATAAGACGCAACAAAAGTAATAATATCCCCTGCGTGTCGGCGCCCTTTTTTCGCGGTATTTGCCTCGAGCAAAATAGACAAGTTTTGATCTTCTTCGCTACCGGCCAATACGTTAATCGTGACGGTTTGTGGTGTTGGTGTAGACCAACTCACCAAGTTACCGTTAATGTCCATACCGGTTTGTGTAATATCGACAGCCGGTAAATCCAGCGGGTCAGCATCGTCAGCAAAGGCGGTAATTAAAATCCCAGTGGGAAAGGTTTTGCTGGCTTGAATGGTAAAACTCAAGCCGGTTGCAGATACATCATGCATGTTCTACTCCTAGACTAAATTATGAGAGCCTTCGACTTTGCGAACCCAATCGCCTTTGCCGTAAATCAGCACGTATTTCATGACATACTCAGGCAAGCCACTCTCGCCGGTGCTCTCGACAATTTGTGCGTTGTACCAGTAGCCTTTGTCTTGCACGTCATACCATGCGAGGTCATCACCGGAAGCAT